CCCAAATGCCAATCTTACGTTGAAGTTTATCATCATAGCTAATGTCTACCTTAATTACTAACCTACCATCCTATGAAGTATGGGTGAGAAAAGAATATTTGACCGATCATAAGAGTGGTCATGGTGAATTTGTCAAAGGAGTGTGGGTATCTGCCAAAAGTATACCTGGTCGAGCATTTTATTTTGAAACTTATCTACCAGAATATGCTGCAATGTTCGATAAATTGCCAATTTCTGCATTTCTTTCGTCCCCAGAGATACCAGACCCCGATATGACACTCCATAATCTTCAATTTTGGAACTGTATGGACTATGGAGTCATTGCTGTACAGAAACAATTCATTGGAAGTATGCACTATGAAGTGATGACAAGGGATTTTGGCAACCAAACAGGCACTTATATCTGCACTTTGGACAATTATCACTCAGATGTGGATGCAATTGACTATTCAACAAGTGAACAACCCGCTGAACACAAGTCTCATAACCTTTTAGAACTCGATAATGGGCAATTTTGTCTCTATCCGAACAATAGAATGAGAATTTATGACAATAGTATCACACCTGAGACACCAAAAGTGCCCGATTTTAAGGTTTCGACTGTTTATTACCAAGTTGAGAACGGTCATGACCGTGATGGACTCGGTTCTGAAGAGAATTATTTCTGGAAAACGGCAAAAGAAAGAAACGGTCCCACTGTTGAACTGAATATTGAACCAGAATTAGGTTAAATTGATACAAAATCGCCAAATTTGGCGATTTTTTAGTATAAATAAAGAATTATTGTAACAAGTATAAATAAATCTAGCAAACTGTTTACTAAATTGAATGAAAACTAGGATATCTAGGTCATTTAAGGATATTAGCTTATCATTTAAACCACATCCTGTAACAGGAGACCTCACAGTTATCAAAAATGCGAATGCGATTAAGAGATCTGTAAGGAATTTAGTCGAAACTATTCCTAGAGAGAGGTTTTTTAACCCTATTCTTGGAACTGACATACGATCAAGTCTATTTGACTTCTGTGATTTTGGTACAGCATCCAATATACAGGATCAGATTGAAATTGCCATTGATAATTTCGAACCTAGAATTGAAAATTTGAATGTTGAGGTGACTCCAAGACCTGATAGGAATGAATTTGAGGTAAATATCCTCTTTGACATCATAGGACAACAGTTCCCTGCTCAAGAATTCCAGTTCATATTAGAAGCCACTAGATAATATGCCTTTTACTAAATTTTCAAACTTAGACTTTGACCAAATTAAAACTTCGATCAAAGATTACCTTCGAACAAACTCAGATTTTACTGATTTTGACTTTGAAGGATCTAATTTTTCAGTTTTAATTGATACTCTAGCATATAATACGTATATTACAGCATTTAATTCAAACATGGTTGTGAATGAGTCATTTTTAGACTCTGCAACTGTAAGAGAAAACGTAGTTTCACTCGCAAGGAACATTGGATATGTCCCAAGATCAAAAACTGCAGCAAAAGCAACCATATCTTTTGATATACAGGTAGATGATACATCACCAGACATATCTACAGTGACTTTAAACGCAGGATTAGTGTGTATTGGTAGTAGTAATGATATTACATATACATTTTCAATAGGAGAGGATATAACAACAACTATAACAGAAGAATTATTTGACTCGAACGGTGTAAAAACTGGATATAAGGCAAGTTTCGACTCAATTGATGTTCTTCAAGGTACTTTTGTTAGGAAAACATTTACAGTTGATGGATCATTAGACCAAAGATTCATTTTAGACAACCCTTCAATTGATACTTCCACTATTATTGTCTATGTGAGAGATAGTGACAGTCTACAAGATAAAGGAACCTTATTTAATAAGGTTGATAATATTTTAAACATCAAACCAACATCAACTACCTTCTTAATACAAGAAGTTCAAGATGAAAAATACGAACTTTTGTTTGGTGATGGCATTTTTGGTAGAAAAATTGAAAACGGTAAAATAATAGATGTAAGTTACATCATTACTGATGGAAAAGAGGGAAATGGCCCAGAAAGATTCTCATTTACAGGAACTATTACAAATAATAATAATGCATTGGTTAGTTTAAATTCAACACCTACTATTAATAAGATAAATGCTGCCTCTAACGGGTCAGATATAGAGTCAATTGACTCCATTAAGTATTTTGCACCTAGACTTTATTCATCACAGTACAGGGCGGTTACAGCAAGGGATTACGAGGCAATTATCCCACAAATTTATCCAAATACAGAGAGTGTTTCTGTAGTTGGAGGTGAGGAAACTGATCCACCTCAATTTGGAACTGTTTTTATAACGATAAAACCAAAAAATGGTGATTTTGTTTCAGACTTTGATAAAACACAAATATTATCGAATCTAAAAAATTATACATTGACTGGAATTAATCAAAAAATAATTGATCTAAAGGTTCTTCACATAGAATTAGATTCATTCATTTATTATGACTCATCAAAGGTCAAAAATATATCTGAATTGAAAACTAGAGTTACACAAGGACTTACTACTTATTCACAATCAATAGAAATTAATAAATTTGGTGGTAGATTCAAGTATAGTAAAGTTTTAAGTGTAATTGATAATATTGAAGATTCAATAACATCAAATATCACTAAAATTCGAATTAGAAGAAATTTAAACGCACTTCTTAATCAATTCGTTCAATATGAAATTTGTTTTGGTAATAGATTTAATGTTAAGAGTGAAGGGTTAAATATTAAGAGCACTGGATTTACCATATCTGGTGTACCTGATACAGTATATTTAACAGACACACCAAATGCGGATAAGGAAAAAGGAATCATATCAATTGTGAAAAGGGACATCATTGATGGTGAAAAAGTCATAATTGTTGAAGATGCAGGAACTGTTGATTACTTAAAAGGTGAAATAAATTTATCAACTATTAATATAACATCAACAGAAAGACCAAATAACATAATTGAAATACAAGCTTTCCCAGAATCTAATGATATCATTGGGCTTCAAGATTTATATCTTAAATTTAACATATCAAGTAGTTCAATAAATATGGTTAAAGACACTATTTCATCTGGAGATCAGATATCTGGTGTTGGATATAAAGTTACTTCAAGTTATACAAACGGAGATTTAGTACGAGGATAATATGATAAGTACTGGTATTGATACAAGAATAAACACTCAACAGATAATTGACAATCAACTCCCAGAGTTTATATTATCGGAGAGTCCAAATGCAGTTAAGTTTTTAAAACAATATTATGTCTCCCAAGAGTATACTGGTGCACCAGTAGATTTAGTTGATAATTTAGATCAATATATTAAATTAGACAATTTAACACCAGAAGTAGTAACTGGTAGAACCACGACCACTGGTATTACCACCATAGGAGCGACTACAATTAATGTTAGTAGTACCAAGGGATTTCCAGCATCTTATGGATTGTTTAAAATTAATGATGAAATAATTACATATAAAGAAAAAACTGCAACTCAATTTATACAATGTGAACGTGGTTTTAGTGGAATTACAACCTATAGAGATTTAAATAATCCATCAGAATTAATATTTTCTACGACCACAGCATCAATACACGATAGTGGTGCAAATGTACAAAATTTGAGTGTTTTATTTTTACAAGAATTTTATAAAAAACTTAAAAAAACATTTACACCTGGTTTAGAGAATGTAGATTTTATTGAAACTTTAGATGTAAACAATTTTATAAAAGAATCAAGATCTTTTTATGAGTCAAAAGGAACTGAGGAATCATTTAGAATTTTATTCAATGTTTTATATGGTGTTGATCCAAAAGTAATAGATTTGGAAGAATATTTAATAAAACCTTCATCTGCAACATATGTAAGACGTAAAAGAATTGTAGCAGAACAATTATCAGGCGATCCATTAAAATTAAAAGGTCAAACTATATTCAGAACAACTGACAATGCATCAAGTGCATCAATCTCAGAAGTTGAGATTCTAACAGGAATATCTGGTATATCTACAACAACAAGTTATTTTATCCTTGATGTTTTTGTTGGATTTGATGATGCAGAATTTATAACTGGTACTTTTGATGTTACTGGAAAAACTAAGGCAATTGATGATATTCAAAAAGATTCTAAAATAATAACAGTTGATTCAACTATTGGATTTTCAACTTCAGGTAAAATTATTTCAGGTATTAATACAAATATTAATTATACAGATAAAACAATTAATCAATTTTTGAATTGCAGTGGTATTGATAATCAAATTAATTTAGGTGATGATATATTGGCTGATGATAAAATTTTTGGATATGAAGACGGAGATTTAACAAAAAAAGTAGAATTAAGAATAACAGGTGTAATAGACAAATTTATTCCAAATGAAAATAATAAACTTGCAATAGAGGGAGAAACAATTACTGTTAAAAGTATTGGTGAATTGATAAAAAATCCAATTAAAAATAAAACTCAAAAACAAATATTTGCCAACTCTTGGAATTATAATACATCATCCAAATATAATTTAGTTTCACCAATAGAAGGTGAAAAATCAACATTGGTTGTTTCTTCTACCATTGATAAATCAAGTTTAAAAGTAGGGGACAGTTTACAAATTTTAGAAAGAAAAACTAGTCAATTTTCTTTACCTACTATTGTTAGCACTCCCAGTGGTCAATCAACTTTTAAAGTTATAGGTGTATCTCAAAACAAAAAAGAAGTAGAAATTGAAAACAAAGTAAATTTTGATAGGACAAAAAGATATGCGATTCGTAGAGTATTAAAAAAAGCTGTTAATGATGTAGATCCAATTACATCAAATTCAATTGGTGCTCCAATAGAGTTTGGTGATAACAAATTAACATCAGATGTTCAAAACGTATACAATGAATCTGATGCTCATTTGTATGTTGCAAGTAACTCTCTACCATCACACCCTATTTCTAAAGATATTTCTAAAGCGAGGATTGCCACGGTAATAGAAAATAATACAATACAAGGTAAAGATCCAATAACAGGAAAGTATTCTATAATTTCTTTTGATTCTAAAACTCCATTTATTACAGGTGATAGAGTCTATTATGAACCAGAGTCAGTTCCTTTAGTTGGATTGGAATCAGGTTTTTATTATGTAAGAACCTTTGATAATGGCCAAAAAACTAATAATAAAATAAAATTATTTAAAGCACCTGCATTTATTGAATCGGATAGATTTTTAGAATTTGATGCTCCTACAAATAAAGATACTGCACATACTTTTATTTTAGCGAGTCAATACAATAAAAAAATATCACCACAAAAGTTATTAAAAAAATATTCGATTGATGTTAACCAAAATTTAGGAACAAATGAGGAAGTAACCACTGGTTCAGTGGGAATGTTAATAGATGGCGTAGAAATTAAAAGTTTTAAGTCACCAGATAGTATTTTTTACGGTTCAATAGAAGAGTTTACTGTAGCTAGTTCTGGTTCTGGTTATGACGTTATTAACCCTCCATCCATTGAAATAGGATCTGTTTCAAGTGCTTCGACTCAGGCACTTGCAAGTCCCATTATAAGTGGAGATATAGTAGATATTCAAGTAGACCCACAAGATTTTGACATTGAAGATATTGTGTCAATACAATTAACTGGAGGAAATAGCGGTGAGGCTGTTCTCCAACCAATTCTCAGAAGAAGAAATAGAATTTTAGAGTTTAGTGGTGTGACTACTTTTTTTGGTGGTGGAATAGATACTAATTCAGAAACTCTAACATTTTTTAAACCTCATAATATAGTAAGTGGGCAAGTTTTAGTATATGATAAAAATGATAATTTAGAGTTGGGTATAGGAACATATAAAGGTAATAATCAGGGCACTGAAACGTTAGTTGATGGGCAACTGTATTGGCCTGAGGTTGTTGGTTTATCCACTATCTTACTATACAGAAGTGAGAATGATTATGTAAGTGGTATTAACACCATAGGATTTACTAACGTTGCAAAAAATGGAGTTCATAAGTTTAGATTAAAAGATGCAAAAAATACTTTATCTTCTATTAGAGTTTTAAAATCAGGAAAACCTTATGTAAATAGACGAGTATTTGTAAATCCTGATATTGGAATATCAACATTCAAATCAACTATCACTTTTAAAAATCATGGATTTTTAGATGGGGAAAATGTTTCATATAAACCATCTGTTGGTTTAGGTGTTAATAATCCTCAAAGTATTGTTGGATTATCTACAACTATTCAGTATAAAGTATTAAAGTTGGATGATAATACTTTTAGAATTGCTAATGCAGGTGTAGGTGGAACAGATACAACTAATTTTATAAGTAAAAATTATGTAGAATTAGAATCTAAAGGAACGGGATATCAATTGTTCGAATATCCAGATATAGAAATTACTGCTAATGTAATTTATTCAGTACCAACCTCAGATAAAATAAATTTAACACCAATAATACAAGGTAACATTATTAATGTTTCTCTTTATGAAAATGGAAGTGGTTATGGTAGCACAGATACTATAAATTACCATAACAAACCAACTATTGTAATTAAAAATGGAACCTCTAGATCAGGAAAAGATATAACACCATCATTAAATCCTATAATAAGTGATGGAAAACTAATTAGTGTCAATATACAAGATGGTGGTGCGGAATATCATTCAACACCAGATTTAGTTGTTATTGGAAATGGCACAGGAGCTTCTTTGAGAGCGATAGTAGATAAAGATGAAACTTCAAACACATATCTTAAAATTATAGATGTAGTTATATT